CTAATGCGCCTCGTCCCAATTGTCCGCCGCGCGCGCCTCCACCAGCAGCGGCACGGAGAGTTCGACCGCCGGAAGCGCCGCCCCCTCCATCACCTTGCGCACAACCGCGATTGTCGCCTCGACCTCGGCTTCGGGCGCCTCGAACACCAGTTCGTCATGCACCTGCAACAGCATCCGCGCCGACAGGTTTGCGGCGGCGAGAGCGTCGTCCATGCGAATCATGGCGCGGCGGATGATGTCGGCCGCCGCCCCCTGGATCGGCGCGTTGATCGCCGCGCGCTCGTTAAAAGCGCGCTCCGACGCATTGCTCGCGGTGATGCGGGGGTAATGGCACTTGCGGCCGAACAGGGTGGTGACAAAACCCTGATCGCGACACAGCTTTTTCGTGCGGTCCATATAGGCGCGAATGCCCGGAAAGCGCTCGAAATAGAGTTTGATGTAGGCGCCGGCCTCCTCGCGCGAAATGCCGAGCTGGTTTGAAAGGCCGAAGGCGGAAATGCCATAGACGATGCCGAAATTGATCGCCTTGGCGCGGCGGCGGATTTCGCCGGGCATGCCCTCGACCGGCACGCCGAAAATCTCCGACGCCGTGCGCGCGTGAATGTCCTGGCCCTCGGCAAAAGCCTGCTTGAGCTGGGGGATGTCGGCGATATGGGCGAGCAGCCGAAGTTCGATCTGCGAATAATCCGCCGAAATCAGTTTTTGGCCGGGCGCGGCGATGAAGGCGCGGCGAATCTTGCGGCCGGCCTCGTTGCGCACCGGAATGTTTTGCAGATTGGGCTCGGAGGACGACAGGCGCCCCGTGGAGGTCGACGCCAGGGCGTAAGAGGTGTGCACGCGCCCCGTCCGCGGATTGACGTAGCGCGGCAGGTTTTCGGCATAGGTGGAGCGCAGTTTTTGCACCTGGCGCCATTCCAAAAGTTTTGCAGCGAGGCCGTTGCCCTGCTCGGCGAGGTCGTCGAGCACGCTTGCCGAGGTGGACCAGGCGCCGGTCGCCGTTTTTTTCGCGCCGGGCAGGCCGAACTTGCCAAAGAGGATGTCGCCGACCTGCTTGGGCGAGCCCAAGTTGAAGGCTTCGCCGGCCATTTCGTGGGCGTCCGCCTCGAGACGGGCCATGTCCTGGGCGAATTCGCCGGAGAGGCGCGAGAGGATGGCGCGGTCGACGCAGATGCCGCGCCGCTCCATGCGGGCGAGGACGACCGGCATGGGCCGCTCCAGGGTTTCGTAAACCGTGGCCATGCCTTCCGCCGCGAGGCGCGGCTCCAGGACGCGCCACAGGCGCAGGGTGACGTCGGCGTCCTCGGCCGAATATTCGGTGGCCTTGTCGAGGGCGACGCTGGGGAAGCCGATAAAGGTTTTGCCCTGTCCCGCGACCTCGCCGAACTGGATCGGGCGATGTTCCAGAAACTTGAGCGACAGCTCGTCCATGCCGTGGCCGTTGAGGCCGGCGTCGAGCGTGTAGGAGGCCAGCATGGTGTCCTGGACCGGCGCGACCTCGATCCCGTGCTGGGCCAGGACGAGCCAGTCGTATTTGACGTTTTGCGCGATTTTCAGGACGGAAGGGGCGGTCAGCAGCGGTTTCAGGAGGTCGAGGGTTTCGCGCAACGGCAATTGGTTGGGCAGGAGATCGGCGCCAAACAAATCTTCCGCGCCGGCCTTGTGGCCGAAGGGGATGTAGCAGGCGCGGTTGGGGCCGAGCGCCAGCGACAGGCCGACCAGATTGGCTTGCATGGCGTCCAGGGAGTCGGTTTCCGTGTCGAAACAGACGAAGCCGGCCTCAAAAGCGGCGGCGACCCAGTCGCGCACCTCCTCCAGCGTCGATAGGCAGAGGTACTTGTCGCGCTCGACCGGGGTTTTGGCCGCTTGGGCGCGGGCGGCGGCGTGCGCCTTTGGACCTTGCGCGGGCGGGGACGCGGGCTCGGCCGGCGGCTCGGACGCGGGCCGAAAAACCTCGCCGTTGCGGCCGCGCCAGCCTCCGGCGCCGGTGAAGGCGGGGTCGGGATCGATCGCGCCTGCGTCGACATCAAAGATTTCGGCGACCCGGCGGGTGATGGTGGTGAATTCCATCGCCTTGAGGAAGGCGACCAGGGTTTTGCCGTCGGGTTGATGCAGGCGCAGGTCGGACAGCGGGGTGTTGACCGCGACGTCATCGACGAGGGCGACCAGCTTTTTCGACAGCCGCACCTTTTCCACCACCGCGGGGTCGGTGAGGGTTTCGCGGCGCTTGTTCTGCTTGATCTCGCCGGCGCGGGAGAGCAGCGTGTCGAGGTCGCCATATGCGCCGATCAGCTGCGCCGCGGTTTTCACGCCAATGCCCGGCGCGCCCGGCACATTGTCGGTGGAATCGCCGGCGAGGGCCTGGATGTCGACCACCTTTTCGGGGGGGGCGCCGAAATAGGCGATGACCTCGTCGCGGCCGATGCGCCGCTCCTCACGCTCGCCGGACGCGGGGTCGTACATGGAGACGCAGGGGCGGACGAGCTGCATCAGATCCTTGTCGGCGGAAACGATGGTGACGTCGGCGCCGGCTTCGGCCGCCTGGCGCGCATAGGTGGCGATGAGATCGTCGGCCTCGTAAACATCCTGCTCGACCGGCTCGAGCCCGAAGGCGCGCACGGCGGCCCGGAACAGCGGGAATTGCGGCACGAGGTCTTCGGGCGGTTCGGAACGGTTGGCCTTGTAGGCGGGGTAAATCTCTTTGCGGAAGGAGTTTTCGCTCTTGTCGAAGATGATGGCGAGATGGGTGGGTTTTATGCCGGCCGCGCCGTCGCGGACGAATTGCAGCAGCTTGGCGCAGAACAGCCTTACGGCGCCGGTGGGCAGGCGATCGGCGCGGTAATTGTATTTCTGGTCCTGGCGAATCGACTGGAAATAGGCGCGAAAGATGAAATTCGAGCCGTCGACGAGGAAGACGTGATCGCCGGGGGCGAGCGATTTTGAGATTTGTGTCATCCGCTTTGTGGACCAGACGCGTGGCAGGGCGAAAACTCATACACGAAACGGAGGGAGCGCCCAAACCGATTGCCTGGTGCGTTGGCATGAGTTAAAGAGATGCGGAAGCACCCGTAGCTCAGCTGGATAGAGCGCTGCCCTCCGAAGGCAGAGGTCACAGGTTCGAATCCTGTCGGGTGCGCCAGCAAAATCAAGGATTTCGCGGATTTTGCAAAGTGGCGGTCAAGCGCCGGTCACCAAATGGTCACCAATAGGCACACGGTCACACCAACAGGAATCCGTCCGGTCGGTCGTTCGTCTCATAGACGCAAGGCCCTTCATTTGCCGCCAGGATGCGGCCAATAGCCATTGCGGCGGCAACGGCGCCGTCGATTCGCCCACGCGCCCGTTCCTTGGTGAATTTCTCGTTTTCCGCCGCGTCCTTTTCCGCCACAACATTGGCGAAGCACATGCGGAGCAGCGGGTTCGCGCCATGCCGGAACGAACCGGACAGGATGGCGCGCTTCAATTCCTTCACGGGCGCCGCCATGCTGGCGAAGCCTTGCCCGAACTGCGCGACCGTGAAGCCCTCCTCCTGAAGCGCGACGTTCACCGCAGTCGAGTTCCAGCGGTCGATTGCGATTTCCTGCACGCCGAAGCTTTCCGCCAGGGCAACGATATGCTCGACCACCGCTTTGTGGTCCACGACATTGCCCTCGGTGACCTGCAACACGCCCGCCTCGCGCCAGCGGACATAATCCGCCCGGTCCCGCTCGGCTTTGCGCGCCAGACCGGCTTCCGGCAAGAAAAACATAGGCAGCACGTCGTAAACCTTGCCGTTCTCCCCCTCGGAGGGGAAAACCGCGACCACGGCGGTAAGGTCTTCAACGGACGATAGGTCGACCCCCACCCAGCACGGCCGCCCCTGAAGCAGGCTTTCAGCCTCCATTTCCTCGCAAGCGTCGTACAATTCCAGCGCGATCCAGGGCTGCGCCGCGCCTTCCTGCCATTGATTTAAGTGGAAGCGCCTGAAATCGGCGATTTCCGCCGGGAAATGCTCAATCCTGCGCGCCTTGATGCGCAACTCCTCCAGCGAGCAAAAGCCGGCTTCAATCGCCGGGTTCGCGCCGTGCCATGCGGCTTCGTCGCGCCAATCAGCCTCCGGCGGCGCCGCGAAAATGATCGGCGCAAAGCTCGGGTCGTCAATCTCGCCGCTCGCGACCTTGTGCGAATAGTCCCATAAATCCCAAGCCAAGCCGCCGGTCCCTTCTCCGGCCGTCGAGATGATGACCGAAAGCGGGTGCTCTCGCTTCACCATCGAATCCTGCACGGTCTTAAAAAGCTTGCGCGCTTCGGCCGGTGCCCATGCGTGAACCTCGTCAGCGAGGAAGAACGAAACGTTCATCCCGTGCTTCGAATAAGCCTCGGACGAGATCGCCTTCAACACGCTGGAGGTCTTCGGATGGTTGAGCAGCTTGCGGCTTTCCACTGGCGACACGCGCGCCGACAGCGCCGCGTCCTGCTTCACCATTTCGAACGAGTGCTTGAAGGCAATCGAAGCATTTTCGCGATCGGCGGCGGCCTGGATCACCTGCCCGCCGGCTTCAGCCTCCGGGCCCATGAAGTGCGCGAGCGCCAACGCGCTGGCCAGCGTCGTCTTGGCGTTCCCGCGCGGAATCCAGATGCAGGCGGTTCGAACGAGCCGGCCGCCTTCCGGCGTGCTCGGCCCGTAAATGCGCCGAATAATGGCCTCTTGAAATGGCGAGAGCTTGAACGGCTCGCCAGCGAAACGACCCTCCCAAAGCCTCAGCCGGCGCACGAAACGACAGATGCGGTCGGCGCGGCCATCTGGATCAGGATAAAGCGCCGGGTCAGGCCAAAAGATCGGCGTCCCAACCATCGCCCTTGTCTTTCTCGTCCTTTTTGCCGGTCATGCGGCGATGCGGCGTCAGGCCGAGTTCAGCCGCGAGCAAGCGCGCTTCGCGCATGGCGGCGCTTTGCATTTTGAAAGCAGGATGCGTCTTGGCGTCGCCATTGGCGGCGGTCACCAACCGACCTTCGCGCAGCATCAGTTCTTCATATTCGCGGACCTGTCCGGCGGCGACGCAATAGGCTTCAAGCGTCGCCATCATCTCGGCCGTCAGCAGCCCGCGCGCGTTCAGATCCGGGGCCGAGCGCTTCCATTCGGCCTTCGCCCAGGTCGACAACCATGCAGGCGCAGCAGGACAGCGGCCCGGCGCAAGGCCGCCCTCGATGGCGACCAGATTAGGGTTTCTGCCTCTCATTTTTAGAAACCCCTGATTTCGTCGGAATTGCGCGCAAGTCCTACCGGCCGGTTAGACCCCTTCGCGCCCATGCTCGACACGCCCCCCGGTCTGTTACCAAATGCGCCTTCGCATCGGATGGCTTTGCGGGTGTTGCAAGCGATGTTCATGGGCTGCCAGTTGGAGCGGTCCCAGAACAGCCGCATGTCGCCCTTCGGCGCTTTCTTGTGGTCGACCATGTTGGCGGGGAGGCCACAGCCACAGGCGCAACGCTCGTTCCCAGGCAGGGCGAGAAAGGCGCGGCTTTCCTTCTGCCACTTACCGCTATACCCGCGCTGTGTCGCAGTGGGTCTCTTGGCCTCTGCCCTTGCCTTGCTCTCGGCTGAGCAGACAGGGCAACGGGAGCCAGTGAACGGGGCGTGTCCTCTCGGACAATGGCGGGGCGCGGCGAATGGCATGGTCATCAGATCGCAGGCAGGACGTATGGCGAAAGCAACGCCTCAACGTCGGCGGGCATGGCGACGCCACCAACTTGATAATCAGTGCGGCCAATGCCCTCGACGGTCTCGGATCGCAACAGAGGATCGCGGCCGCGAGAGAACCACTCGTAGTTGATGAGCTTCAGCGCCGCCTGTTCGATATCGGCGGGCAGGGTTCGACCTGTCGTATCGGGCAACACAAAGCCGCCGCGATAGTCGACCACGACAGAGCCAGAGCAAGGGATGGTGAGTTTCACCATGCCATTAGCGCCAAGCGTCCAGCCGGACGAGGCGAGCGCCGCGCCGTTGACCGTGACTGAAACAATCTCGACCACGGGCCAACGAGACAAGACGAGGGCGTCCGTCCTCAAAGTGAGGTCGAAGGTTTCCGCGACGCGCTCCAAGGCGAAGGTGCGATTGCAGAAACGCGCGATGGTGGAGGATGCCGACGCAATCAGGCGCGAGACGCGGCCTTCTTCCGTGAACGGGTCAACGCCGTCAATCTCGTCCATGACGGTCGCCGTGGTGGTGAGGTTTTGCGATGTCGCCGGTTCGGTGATGAGCAGCATGGTTGCCTCAAGAAAAAGTGCGGCCGTGCAACCTTGAACCCCTAAGAACCGGGGGCAGTCTTCCCAGTGAGGTCAGGCAGGTTGCTTCCCGTTGTTCGGCTGGCCGCATCGCCGTCATCCATCGCCCTCGAATTGCGTTAAGCCGCGACCTTCAGGATGCGGAAGGCTTCGGCCTTGACGACTTGTCCGCCAACGCGACGGCGTGCGTGGAAGCGGGTAAGGCCCTTGGCCGCCTGCGTGAACGGATCGCGCAACAGCGCCAGGGAAATCCTGTCCACGACGCGATAGCCGCTGAAGAAATCGGCCAGCACAATCGGGAGCGCGTTGGCGGCAATGTCCGGCATGTCAGGGCATTCAATCACAGGACGGCCAAGCAGTTGCGGCGGCGTACCGGCTTGCAGCGAGTCCACCCACAGGAAGCGCCCTTGCCCGTCCTTCAGCAGGCGAATCTTGCCGATTGTGTCGCGGTTCATCGCCCAGGTCGCATTATTGGCGTAGGGCGCCGGCAGCGAATAGAGCAGCTTGACGAGCGCGTCGGATGAGATATCGGCGGCCGCGCCGGAATTGACCTTCGTGATTCCGGTCTCGGCCAAGACGCCCTTGGGCTTCTTCGTGCCGTTTCCGCTGACAAAGGCGAGACCTTCGGCGCGGCCGAATTCTTCCGCCAGATCATAGGCGACCTCGGACGCCAGATCGTAAGACGAATCCTCCAGCAACTGGTTGCTGACATCGACGAAGCAAGCCAGTTCGCCGGGTGCGATGCTGGTGTTGTCGTAAGTCGAATTCGTCTCGGAGCGGTCGTCGGTCTCACCAACCCACGCAGCGGTCGGCGTGCCGGTTCGCCGCGGAATCTGCACTTCCGCGGCGTTGATCGACATGACGCGCGCGACGGTGCGAATGGGGCTGAACTGAACGAGGCCCTTGATGATCTCGTTGGCGAATTCCGGCGGCGCCAGGACGCTGGCGTTGACGTCGCCCGTGTAGGTCAGGCTCTTGGCTTCGAGGCCAAGGCTCTTGCGCTCGTTGTCGCCGAGGGCAGAGACGCCGCCGCGAAGGAAGGCATTGAACGATTTCTTTTGCAGGTCGGCGAGTTCGTCCTTGGAGACGCGGCCGGCGCCGGGGCGGTTCATCTTCAATTCCAGAGCGTCGGCGCGTTCGAGCGCCTTCTTCAGATCGGCTTCGATGCTCTCGACCTTGGCGCCCTTCGCCTCCAGATCGGCGATTTTGCTCTTGAGTTCCGCCAGTTCGGCGGCGTCGTCAGTGATGTTGTCGGTCATGCTTTTCCCCTTCGCCGCCGTGGCGGTCTTGATGCTGGTCACGCGCGCCCGCTGGTTCATTGGCGTCGTCACCAAACTCACTTCACCCAAATGTGCTGATTTGATTTCCCGCACGCCCTTGGCGCTGCGCGATGCGCGCTTGGTGCGATAGCCCACCGACAAGCCAGTAACCGCGCCCATCTTGGCGAGGGTGTAGGCTTCCCGCCCCTTCGTGGTATCGAGCGCGAGCCGGCCCTTGATCTGCAAGCCGCTGGTGGTTTCCGTCAGCGCGTCAATGACGCCGATCGGTTCCGCCGGGTCGTGTTGCCAGAGAAGCGCCGGCCTGGTTCCGGCCGATTTGTGTTCGTTGATGGAATCCGAGAAAGCGCCTGGTGCGAAGACATCGCCGCCGTGGTCGACATTTCCATATCCGGCCGCCAGCCCTTCGAACGCGCCAGAGGTTTCCGCGTCGGTCGCCCATTTCAATTCCAGCGCGAGCGTCTTGATTTCGTCCGTCATTGTTTGGCCTTGGAGGTTCGGCGCTTCGGCGCGGCTGGCGCAGGCGGCGGGTCTGAGGGTGTCGTTTCAGCAAACGGCGCCCCCGCGCCATCGTGGCGCGCGTCCTGAGCAAGCGGGATCGTTTGAACAGAGCGCATCGGCTCATCGCCGCCAGCAACCGGCGGAAGCCCTTCGCGCTGGCGAGCCTCGTTCAGAACAAGGACGCCGCTCTCGATGCCGGACTTGTAGGAGGCGAAGCGCTTCTCAAGATCGGCGCGCGCGAAATTGGTCGTATCGAATTCAATTTCAAAGCCGGCGTCGCGCTCGTCCTGCGTCAGCAGCGCGCGCTCCAGCGCGTCTTCGAGCAATTCGAGCAGGGGAACAATCGTGCGGTCCAAAAGCTGTTGCGCCAGCGATTCCGCATTGGAGAAGGTCGCGGCCTCCAAGTCGTTCAGCAGGATCGCGGGAATGTTCAGACAGCGCGCGATTTCGAGGACCTGAAACTTCCGGTTCTCCAAAAACTGAGCATCTGTCGACGCGAGTTGCAGCGCTTCGAATTCGAGGCCGTCTTCAAGAACCAGCGTCCTGCCGGAATTGCCAGAGCCGCCGAAGACCGACTGAAAGCGCGCACTCAGTCTGTCCATCACGTCGCCGGCCATTTTCTTCCCGGTCTTAAGAACGCCAGCAGGGCGAGCGCCGCGCCCGAACAGGCTTGCAGCATGGCGTTCAAGGACGGTCGCGGTCCCAATGGCTTCAGCCGCGAGATTGACTAGGCCCAGGCCGCGCGCGCCGTCGAGTGAGAGATTGCGCACATGGATCACGTCGCCGTAATGGTACTCGCGCGAGCCGCCGGATTGCATGGCGGCGCTGTAGGACGGTTCAGCGGTCACCATGTCGAGCGTGATTGAGCAGGCGCGCGAGTCGATGCGGTGCAGTTCCTTAGGCTCACCACGCACGCGAGCGACAGCGGCAAGCCCATTGCCCCAAACCAACGTGTCCTGGGTAAGCTGGCGGAAGAACTCGGTTTGTCCGGTCCAAGGGTTTGGTGTTTTCAGCAGGCGTGCGACGGGATGGTCGGCAGGCAGAATCTCTTGACGGTCGCCGCCCTCGCATTTGAAGAGCTTCGGCGCCAGCGTCGCTATCGCATCGCTGATTATCCTGACGCCCTGTTGCGCCGCCGGACAGCGCATAATGGCCATGCCATCGACGGGCACGCCGGACACAGAAGCCGGAACGCCGAAGATTTCCAGCACGGCAGGAGACGACAACGGCGCAGATACCGCTTTCGTCTCGCCGGTGAAGAATGTTTTGAGTTTTCCGAACATGACCGCCTTGATTTCGGCGGAAGTATAGTTTCAAAGTCAAGCAATTTGAACGTAAATCAGCCACATGGCTGCAATTAGTTATGCTGCAATATTCTGGAAATGTTCAGAATATACTATTTTAATGCAACAATCCGAGAATGTCCTTCAGAGCTATCGCTTCGGCTTCCTCGCGCGTCATGCCTCCGCAATACTCCATGATCGCGGCGCGCTCTTCGAAGGCGGCGTGGAGGTCTTCAGTCGAGCGGCCATCACGAAAAAAATCTGCAAATGCGCTGGACGCGATACCCCCAAAACCCCCGAAACCTCCGGTCACCGCCCGCAAGAAATTTTCGTAAACGCGTAAATCCGAAACACCCAAAACCCCCGAAACCTCAATTTCCATGGTTTCGGGGGTTTTGGGGGCTCCGCTCTCTGGCGTTTTTGATTTCTTTTCCTCGTCAGCAGCGCGGACGGAAGCAAGCCATCGCCCCATGTTCAGCCTCCAGACTTGAGGCGGGGATTCCAAATATATGCGACGGTCGGACGCCCGCCGGCAGGCGACGCAGCAGCCGGCGCTTCTCGGCAACAGCCGGCGCCCATAAGCAGGTCGATTGCATCGGCAACCGCGTCCTGATCGGATAGGCCAGCCCATGACTTCTTGCGGACGTCGCGAGCGGTGAAGGTGTCGGGCAACTGCGCACGGCGTTCAATCATCAGCCGGGCGGCGCTCTCGGCCATCGTGCTTCCGGCCGCATACAGACGGTTTGCGTGGGTGCGAAGGTAGTCGGCCCAATCGAACGCCCGCGCTGTCGCCTCTTCACCAACAGGCCCTTGGCCGCCTTCAATCAGGTGAAAGATTAGCGCGATTGAACAGATGGTTTTCGGCATTTTCAGCAGGTGGCTTTCCAACACCGTAGGCAGCTTGCCGGAACGCGCCTCGGTCTGAATTTCCGTCATCCAGGCCTTGAACATTTCTTGCGCAGCCGCCGAGAAGCCGAACACGGCCGGCGAGTCGATCTTGCTGGCGAAGTCGTGCAACCGGCGGAACGCATCATCGTAGTTCGTGCGCGCGCTGGCACATGGGTGGCGGTCGGTATATCGCCAGTTGGGAACATCGTCCGGCCAGACTGCAAGCTGAAGACGCTGAATCAAACCATCGTCGCTTTTGCCTGACATGGCGCCGCGGATAAGAGGAGCGATGCGCGCCGGCTGAACGCCGCCGATGATGCTCAGTGTGCAATGCTCGATGTGAACCGTGCCGCGTCCGATGCGGTCATAGGTGAATTGTCCGTCCCCGTTGAAGCTCTCAAGATAAAATGCGCGCTCGCTCTGGAATTCCTCGGACTCAAGGCGAGCCAAGAAGCCCGGAAGTTCGTCGCGGACGAGCAACAGGCCGCGCGGATTTTCGTTTAGCAGTTCGCCCAATTTTTCAACCGTGGCGTCATTCACGACAAGACGCGGACATGGGATATCTTCTCTGTCGCCGCCGCTGTTCGCCTCTTTGAGCAGTCGCAGCGCCTCGTCACGATCGCCACTCTTCAGCGCCTTTTCCGCTTTCTTCTTCGCGTCCTTGGCGTCCAGGCTCGAAAGGGCGTCTTCCACATCGGCTTCACGCTGCGCGGCTTCCCATTCCTTTCGCAAGCTGTCTTGAAGCGCGTAGATCGGCCCAAGAGCCGAGCGCATGGCCGGCGTCTTCATCGCCGACGGGCGCCCAACGATTGCGCCCCATAGATTCGGAACGACTTCCCAATCATCATTCTGTTTCGGGCGAATCCTGGCCTTGTTGCCAATCAACGCGGACAATCCGGCCAAGGCGGCGACGGCGACAAAATCAGGCGGCGATTGCTGGCGGTCGGCGACGTCAAAAACATAGTCCCGCAAAGCCGGAGGCAGAAGCTCGGGATCGAGGGACGCCACCGCCGGCAAGGTCGCTTCGATCGGTTTCGGCTCTGGCCAGGACGAGACGCTGCCCGATGCCGGCATGTGCGGGAGCGACGGCTTCACATCGGCGCGCGGCGCAGCGGCCGAGGCGGCGCGCTGGCGTCGTTCTTCCTCTTCGCTTTCCGCCCACCAGCGATTGCGCTGTTCAATGTTCCAGCTTGAATATTCTGCGGGAAAGGTCATTCGTCACCGCCTTTGCGGGTGGCCCGCAATTCCTTCACCAATTCGATGGCAGCGATCAGCACGACGCGAATTTGGCGCGCGTGTATCTCGGACTCATAGTCATGTCCGCGCAAAGCACTCTGCTCCAGTGAGATTGCCAGCGACGCGATCAGAGCGGCGTTCTCCGCCAGCGCGTCGCGCTTGAGCCAAAGAAGATCAGAAGCGACGCCCGACGCCCCAGAGGAGATTTGCGGCGCCGCGTTCATCTCAGTTGCCCGCGATCCAGGCCGGAAGGATCCGCACGGCGGCCGCGAAAGCGCGGTATTTCGGGCGCTTGTAGCCGAGAAAGTCGGGGGCCTTGGTGCTGGTCATTTGCTGCCCCCCTCGTCAGAGGTCGAGGCGCGAAGGTTGCCGAGCTTTGCGATGGCCCAGGCGTCCAATTCTTCACGCGGATAAAGCGGCGTGTGGCCGAACTTTTCGAAACGCGGGCCGCCGCCGATGCTGCGCAATTTGGCTAGCGTTGAAACAGAAACGGGAACGCCATGAACGATTTCGAGATATTGCTGCGCTTCACCGCCGCGAAAGCGCCGCTTGTTGAGGTGCGGCGGCAGGCAAGCCGAGGGCGTTCCCTCCGAAGAGGGTTTCAAGAGTTCTGACATTTTTGAAGGGTTCCTTTCTGTCGATTACGCGCTTACTTGCGCATAACCTCAGCGATCTTCATGAATGTGCGATACCCGATTACGGTTGTGTCGTGTCGGTCGCTATTGCCTTTGACGATGCGCTTGGACTCAAGGTCTTTGACCGTGACCATGAAACCGGCGCCGGCGAGAGATTCCGTTTCGCCGCCGTTTTCGCGAACGACATCAAGCTTAACGAACGGGTTTGGACGGCGGAACAGAAGCTCAAACCTGACGATGCCGAGACGGAGCGAACTTTCGTTTTGCTCGCGGATACGCTCGGCAGCGGCCTTCATATCGCCCGCACTCTCATCCACGACCTTTTTCAGGTACTCTTCCGTAAGGTATTGCAAGGCCTGATCGTTCATGAAGGTTTCGAGCTCGCCGCCAACGAACCTCTCTACGATGCTCTCAAGCACTTCCCCGAAAGTCGCCTCTCTTCGTTCGAGGAAACGAAGCGCGTCGTGGTCAATGCTGCTGTAAATGGTTTTGTCCGCCCGAACCGAACGCGTCCCGTGGGGCGCATGAATGACCAATCGGCGATAGTTCTCAATGGCCTTTGGCGCATCCTTCACCACGCAACCGCTCGCATTCACGGCGATCAGCAAGTTTGCACAGTCGGCGATAGTCGCATGAGGCGCGTTGCGGCCGCGGGCGCCTTGAGAGAGGAACCCAGCTTCACGGGCATAACGAGCGATCAGCGCGACCGTCGCTTCTGGCATTCCCTCCACTTCGGCGATTGCCGCGACCAAATCACTTACGAGAGCCATATCAGTCTCCTTTCCTATCTGAGTACAGCACAGATAGAAGTTGAGCGCAATCCCTATTTGTGTTCGGCACAGATAGAAAAACCCCGCGCGGCGACCGTGCGGGGCGACTTGCCGTGCTGTGTGGCGAGCGGAGACGTTAGGCCGGCGGGTTTGGCCGCGCCTTCTGCTCAGCGGACGCCTTCGCCTGCTTTCGCGCATGTCGCCTCGCCAAATCCCACCGCAGATATCGGACGTAGAGTCTCTTCCACCACAGGTCGAGGATGTCGACGATCAGCACGAGCCAGTCTTTCGAGATTCGCATTTGCGACGTCCTCAAGCGGTTTGAGAAATTGAGCCGGTTCCATCTTCTCTGTCATCGTAAAGATAGGCCTTGCACCACTTGACGGGTTGGTCTGGATTATCGAGCAAGTCCTCAACGTGCTCTTTGACGATCCCGCGAAGATGGGGCCTCAGGAATTCAAAGGCCTTCAATGCGACGTGCAGTTCAGGGTTCATGTTGAGCCCGTAATTTTGGTCCACATAAAGCAGAGTCGTATGCAACACGAGCACCGCAGCGGCATTTGGCGTGGAGTTCGACAATTTATCGATCTGATCGTCTATCGCGTCCAGTTGATCGTATAATGCTTCAAGAGCCCAATCTGCGGTGATAACGCCAGCACGCCATTTCTCCGCTCGTTGGGCCTTCATGCGCTTGGCGAGGTCATCGCGCGCCTTTCGAATCGCTCTTTCGCGCCATTCCCCAGACATGCCGTTAAAGCGCCATGCGTCGAACTTTCCAGGGCGGATAAGGTGGTAAACACCAGGGCGATCCGGCCGCTCCAGGTCTTGAATGGCGGGCCAGCCGACAACTTGGCCGGTGAACGTGCCATCGTGGCAAAGCATGTTCGGGCCAGACTTTGCCCACCAAGGAAGGCGAGCCTCCGCTTCTCTCTGCGCGCGGATGGCTGCGATAAAGAGCGGCTTCATGGTGCTGCGCTTCTCCCAGAGAGAAATTGCAAGATCATCTTGGTTATCCTGCGTCGTGGCCATGGCGGCGACCGGAACGGCGACAGATGCGACGGCGACGGCGCCGGTGGTGAGGAATGAGCGGCGATTTGGCAAAGCGGCACCGTTCGCCGAAACGATGTGTTCGGACATTATTTGCTCCTGTGAGCGATCTGTGATACAAAATGGATCATACGCGAATGATCCAAAAATGGTCAAGCTTCAATGGCGAAAATAAATCAGGTCCGAGCGGCGCGCGGTCTTATCGGCTGGTCGCAGACGCAATTGGCCGAAGCTGCCGGCCTGTCTCTTCCAACCGTGAAGCGGTTTGAGACTGACAACGGCGTGAAGGTTTCCGATGATGCGATTGCGCGCATGGTCGCCGCCCTCGAAGACGCTGGCGTCCAATTCATTCCCGAGAACGGCGGCGGGGCGGGTGTTCGCCTTAAGAAAGGAATTGTTCAATAAACTTGTGGGTGGCGCTCAACTCATAGTTGAGAACGGCGAGGAACCCGGCAGGCTGAAGAGCCCATGATTCAGATCATTTCAGACAATACGCATTATGCTGTAAATGAAGTCAGTCTCGATGAGTCTATCGTCATCAGGAAGATGGGGCGCACACTTCACATGTTATAATTCCGGAGTTAAAGACATGAAATTTAACGTATTATTTTCTTGCCTCATCTTATCTGGATGCGCCTACCAAACGCAGGTTGCGTCAACGCCGGCATACGACACCGTCACTTCGTTCGGATCGAAGCTGCCGGGCCGCTGGCAGATCGTGACGGACGCGGGCGCATTGAACACGGTCGTCAAGCCGGGATCAGAATATTGCGCTATGCATGAATATCCAATTGATTTTACACAGGGGTTCGCGGGAACTGTTAATTCAACAGTTGCCAATTTGGTCGAGCAATCCGAGCCAGCAACCCAACCCAGCCTCTCAAAAGGTGCAAGGGGAATTATCATCGTGCGCGGCGAGGACATCGAAGGGCGCATGAAGGCCGTGCCAGGAGCGTTCGGCTCCTCCATTACCGTTGATGTGACCATTACTGCCTCGGTTGCCGTCGATGGCCGCAGCGGGCGGCTGTTCGGCAAGACGTTAGAAGCCCACGGATCAGCGCAAGGCTCTGGCGGTTTTGCTTGCAGCAACGGCGGACAAATCCTCAGATCGGCGGCCGAAAAGGCGCAAAAAAACCTCATCCGCAAGATCGGAGAGGAAATTTCGAATTCGGAGCGCGTTCGCGGAGCGAGCTGAGACGAAGCGGTCGCCTCAGGCCCGCCCCGCCCCTTCCGGCATGGTGCAGGCGCTTTGAAGGCCGTGCGCGAACGTTTGAAGATTGGCGGCGATCTGTTCGTATTCAGCGTGAGCTTTGTTCTCGGTGAGCTGCTCTGCGAAGTGCTGGGTCCAGGCAATGACGCGGGCCGGATCGATCGCATTGCGCTCGCCCAGGGCGGCGATGACGGCGTAAATCGCGAGCTGGAAAGCCGACTGCTGCGCGCCCAAGCGGCGGCCGATCATTTCGAGAACCTCGGCCGAAAATTCTGTTTCTTTGTCCATCAGACCTTCCCCGTCGCTCGCGATAGCCCATAGGTATTCTGCATACTCCGGGCGATCGATCCATTGTTTGACAGGTGCTTTTGCACGATGCCGGTGATGAGCGTTTCCATCTGGACATGCCCATTCGCCTGACGGGTCGCCTTCGTCTGGACCTCGGCCCCCGCGTAATTGTGGACGGTGTGCGAGACGTTGACCGCCTGCGACCCACTGCCGCTGCGCATGGACACCGGGATCGATCGGCCGTCGGGCAGCGGCACATAGGCCTCATTCATGGAGCCTTCGCCGAAGATCGCCATCTGCGCCGAATTGGCGACGCCACCTGAGGCGTAGCGGCGCAGCGGGATCGGGCCGGAACTGCTCATGACACCGCCGTCGGCAAACAGGTTCTTGAACCAGTCGCCGACACTGCCGAACGCGCTGGTTGCGCCGCTAGCGCCGGCCCCGCTCGCGAGAGACCCGACACTGGCCCCGCCGACGATATTGGCTGTGCTGGCGTTGATGGTCGCCATGGCCGCGTTGGTCGTGGTGTTGGCGGAACCATTCCCGAATAGGCTGGAAAGCTGGTTCCCGAACAGCCCGCCAAACGTCCCGCTCTTGCCGAGGGCGATGTCGGTGAGTGAGTTCGTCCCCATGTCCACGACCTTGTCGACCATGCGGAGGCCGGCGTCTTTCATAGACGATCCGACGCTTTGCCCGCGAACGATGGCCTTGAGCGGCGACGAAATCATGTCGCCAGTGGTCGACCGGGTGAGATCGTACATGCCGGTGACTTTCGCCCGCTGTTCATCGTCCGATGATCTTCTGCGGTTCTCTTGAAGCGAATACCGTCCGGTTTCCGCCAGATGTTCGTTGTATTTCTTCAGCGCTTCGCCGCTCAACGTCGTTTCAGTGATGCCGGCGCGCATGTAGGTGTTGCGCAGCTTTTCGACCTCGTTCGCGGCGGCGATCTCCTCCGCCGACTTGCCGAACGTCGCCCGCATCAGGTCCGTCTGGCTCGCCATTTCCTTGATGGAATCGCGCGCGGAGTCGAACGGGCCGAAGATCTGCGAGATATCGATGCTCTTATGCTTGTCATCGGCGCCGAGCCCGTAAACCGCTGCCGCCGTTGGTTGAGCGCCTCCCCCCAAGCCAAGCGCGGCATTGAATTTTGCGGCGTAATCGGCCGCCGACGTCCCGTTCACGTCACGAGCGTTCCCAGCGCGCGCCAGCGGGCGGCCAGTGAGCCACACGGATGCCGCATCCTGCGCGTTCCCGTATTTCGAAACCGATCGGCCGAACTGTTGAGCAAAAACCGCCTCTTGAATCGACGGGTTCGCCAAGAACTGCTCAGGCGTCAGCGATTGGCCGCCAGCCATCCGCGTCCAAGACGGGATATTGGCCCCCATGACCTGATATTTGCCGTAGGCGTGGTCGCCCGACTTCGTCTCGGGTCCGATCGCGCCGTAATTCCCGCCGCTCTCAATCTTGGCGATGGCCGCCGCATAGGCCGCCATGGAACCGGCCGCCGGCGTCGATTGCGCGGCTCCGGTCGGAATATACTGGTCGCGAAAATTCTTTTGGTCGATGTCGACCTGCCTGTGCGCGCGTTGGTAGGACTTGAGCCCGGCCAAACTCAGATCGTCAGCCGCCCCGCGCGCGAATTCCTTCGCCTTCGCGGTGCCATCGGCGATAAGCTGGTTCCGCGCCTTTTCCGCCTCCGCAGCCGCAAGGAGAGTGTCAGATGAAGACCGGAGCGACTGCACACGCGCCAGTTCGGCCGCGACCGCCGACTTTTCGGCGAAGGTGTAGGCTTCGGTCTGGCGCGTCGCCAACAGAGAGTCGGTCGCGACCTTCTGAATCGGCGTCTCAAAGGCGGTGACCGCCGTGTTCAGTTTCCGAAGCGCCGTCGCCGCCTGCTCAGACGACGTCCCCGTCTTGGCCAGCGCCTCCGCATTCGTGGCGAGCTTTGCCAGTTCATCGCGCGCGTTGACGAGGTCCTGAAGCGTCTGGCTTTCCGACGCATATTTGCGGATCGTTGAGCCAGCCCGCAGCGACAGCGCGTTGTCGGCGGCGTCCTTCTTGTTCGCTTCGGCCTTGCTCTGCTCCGTCTGAAGCGAGCGCTCCAATTCAGCGATAAGCGAAGGATTTTGCGTGAGATATTGATTTGCAACCCTTGGGATATATTCGCCGTTCTGCGCCTTCTCCAATTGGCGGCGATAAGTCGCAAGTTGATCCTCTCTTGACGGCCCATTCAGCCGGTCGCCAAGAGCCGTGTCGGCGTCGGAAAAGGTGTTCTTCGTCCAATTCCACGCCTTTGAGAAAGCGCTTCGGTTCTTGTCGATCGTCTCCGCCGCGCCTTCGACTGACTGTTTCCACGCGTCGAACAGCGCCCTTTGCGCGCCGGCGACATCGCCGGACTCCTGCAAGTTCTTGATCGTCTGCGCAAGCTTGTCGTTCAGGAAGCCTAGGGACTTGTTGAGTTCGACAGCGCCCTTGGACGGGTCGGCGAAGGCTGCCGCGAGCGTCTTTGTGGCGTCAGGGATCTCCTGCCCGGAGATGCGGGCAAACCGCTCGACGTTGCCTACAGACCCGCCAATGATTGATCTATCGACTGTTCCTGTCGAAGCCATCGCCGCCGTCGCCTCGCGCGCGCTGCTCAGCGAGAGATAGCCGCCAGACGACGCCGCGCCCTGCGTTGCCGCCGCGTTGAGGCCGGAAAGGGTCAGCCCTGTCCCGCGCCCGGCGCCGATCATTGACCCCGAAAGAGCCAGTTGCGCTTCATGCGCTCGCCAAAACGATGAGGCGGCGGCGAGACCGGCACCGGCAAGCGTAACACCCAGCGCCCGCGACGGCGTTATCATGCTGGCGATGGAATCCTTGACGCTTTTCAGCGCACCGCCAAGCCCGCCGCCGCCGAATGCCTGCATAAGGTCTGGGGCCTGTTGCATAAGCACTTGGAGCGGAGACGCGCCGGAACCAAGTGATGACGCCGTGTTGCTCAGCGTGCTTTGCAGCATCATCATCTGCGTGCGGTTCGCGCCGGTCGCATGAGCGTTGTCGTTCAACGCATTGGTCAGGTCCTGGTAGCGCCGACGCGCGTTCTCAAGCGCCCGTTCGGCCGACGCGGTGACCGAAGCGCCTTGCGCCCTTGCCGTCGAAACGAGCCGTTCGCCGCGCTCGACATCGGCCAAAGCCCTGGAGACCGGGTCAAGGCTTCTCACATAGCGGTCAAGCTGCGTCGTCACGCTCAATTGCGAGCGCGACAGCGTCTCTTTGACGACCGTGGCTTGCTGTTCCAGCGCGTTCAGGCGGGATTCCGCCGCCGTGACGCGGTCGTAATCGGCGGCGGCCTTGTCGGCGCCATTCGAGATGTAGTCGATTTGGATTTTTTGAATAGAGTCGGTCATGAATATAATTTATCACGCGTGTCAATAAGCTATGAAAACAAATAAGCCTGCCTGTTAAAATAAACGTTCTGATGTTTTCTATGATATTCTACAGTTTGCCGCCAGTATTGCGCCAGCGCCGCGAAACCCGCGTCGAGGGGTTTCGGGGGTTTTGGGTGTTCCCCATCTGGGGCTTTTGCGAATTTCTCAGCCCCCAAATTTGGGGCCAGCCGACGAACTGCAGCAGTTGCAGCAATTGCAGCAGGGGGTATCAGTTTAATTGATACCCTTGGCTGAAAAGGGTGCGAGTTCAATTCACACCCCTCAAAAACCATAAGCCTTTGATTCTAAACGGCGCAAGTTTGCGCCATCGCCCCGCTCGCCCGATCCGGTGAGCGGGAACCGTTGCGATATGCCAACAGTTGAAATTTCTCCCTTGCCCGCGCGCATGGAGCCTCGTTTTCGCCACGGCGGCGAGAACTCCGCCCCCCAATGGGGAACGAACAAGAGTTGCCTCCACGCGCCAACTGTGGACATAAGCCCACGACTGTCGGTTTTGCCCATGCTCGGGGCGGCGCCGTGCCACATGTGTGGCACCCCTCACCCACGCGCGAGGGGAAGTCGCACCACCTTTCCCTCAGCCTTTCCGGTCATATAACCGTCAATCGCCCGCGAAACCTTGTCGGCGGCGGCAATCAGAACGGAGTCGAGATGGTGCACATAGCGGCCGGTCACACTGCCGGCGGCATGTCCGAGCATGGCGGCGATGGTCGGCTCTGAATAACCAAGATCGCCAGCGACAGAGCCAAACGAATGGCGCAGCGTATGCGCTGTCACGCCCTCAAGGCCCGCGCGCTTCGCAAGCCGTTCAATGGCGCCGTCGAGTCCACCGAATGCACCTTCATCGCGCCGCGCCGCAGGCAGAACGTATTTCGCGCCGCTCTCGCGCGCCAGGGTGCTCAGCAAGTCGAAGGCCGCGCGCCCAATCGGTCGCGTGCTGGCGCCCTCTTTCGAGTCCTCCAGGCGAAAGCATCCGCCGGCCTCGTCCACCTCGGACCAGCGGAGTTGAACAACCTCCTGCAGCCGGCAACCCGTCAGAGCGAGCAATCGAGCGCCCGCGATGCCCTGCCACGTCTCGCAAGCCTCTTCGGCCTGTTCGATCGCTTGTCCAAAGGCCCGGTATTCTTCCGGTGTCAGGCGTCGCGTGCGCTTGTTGTCCGCCGGCCTCTTCACGCCGCGCGCGGGATTGAAGGGAATGACGCCTTCGGAAACCGCGAACGAGAGAATGCCCCCAAGCAGGCCGACGGTTCGCGCCGCGGTTCCCTTGCCTCCCTCAACCACAGCCTTGCCGCGCAACTTGTCGGTTTTCTCAACTGTCGCGGTCTTTCCGCCGGCCACGTCGCGGATGAATTTTGCCACGTCGGCGGGCGTCAGGTCTTTGACCAGCTTCTTGCCGAGCAGCGGGATAATGTGTCGATCAATCCGGCCGCGATCAATGGCGAGTGTCGAAGCCTTCTTGGGCTGGCCCTTCTTGCCCATGATGAAGCCCTTTTCGGTCGCGTCGAGATATTGCGCGCAAAGATCCTTGACCGTGAGCGAAGTTCGCCGCGTCGCCCGTTCCGTCGCCGGGTCCTCACCTTTGACGACATCGCCCAAGGTTTGCAGCGCCAGCTTGCGCGCCTCTTCGGTTGTGATCTTGCCATGCTGGCCGATCTTCATTCGCTTCCGGGCGCCGTCGCTGTTCCGGTAATCGACGTAATAGGTGCGCCGCTCGTTCGGTTCGATGCGGACTCCGAAGCCCTTAAGGTCAGTGCACCAGATGAAATAACGGGTCGGTTTTATCTCGGCTTTATCGACAACGGTTTTCGTGAGCCTGCCCATCGTTGACCCCTGCCTTCGGATTCTCGGTCACCAAATGGTCACCACAAAATCGGAAACGAGGGAATAGGGCAGAAAATTCCAGCGACGGAAACGCAGCATGAACACCCTTGTTTTTCCGGTGTTTGGAAAGAATCAGAAAAGAGCCGAAAACCCCGGAATACACCCGGCCAAAATCCTCCGAAGGCAGAGGTCACAGGTTCGAATCCTGTCGGGTGCGCCAGCTGAAACCCCTGATGTCGGTTCTCACTCAGATTGACTCTGATTCTCGCATTTTGACTCCTTTTCTCGATTTCGCTGACTCGTCCTCCTAGCGCGTGCGGATTGGGCTCCCCGACACCGTCATGATAAAAAATAGAAGCTGATCGCCGATGGAGAGCCTGTGGCGACAAGTCGAGTAGGCATGACGGAAGCCGCTTTCGCCGCGCTGCGGTTCTTCGCAGACGCGGTCACGGTTTCCCATGGCCATCGACTGGTGGGACTCGTCGTTTTCGGCAGTAGGGCGCGAGGTGACGCGACGGCGGAGAGCGACCTCGACATTGCCGTTGTCCTGTCGGACGAGCGCATCGACCGACTTCGGGAAAAGATGATCTTGGCCGGAATCGCCTACGATGCGATCGTCGAGACCGGCATTCACGTTCAGCCGTGGCCGTTCGGCGCGGCGGAATGGCGCAATCCAAACGAGAACCCCAACCCATCCCTGGTATTGGCCGCTCGTCGGGACGGCCGCTGGGTGGCGAAGGTGGATTCTGCGGACGACATTCAGCGCTATCGACTGTCGGAGCCGGGTGTCGGTTCTCACTGA